CCCAAGGAAAGCGTGATGTCCAAAGCTGCTGAATTTATCTCCCTCATGTTCTTCGCACGGAACTTCACGCACCGCGAACACCTCCGCACGACCGTCTACGCCCGCCATATGGCTTTGGGCGAGTTCTACGAGGCAATCATTGAGCTGGCTGACAAGTTCACTGAAACTTTCCAAGGGCGCTACGGCATCATCGAGGACGTTTCTCTCGACCAGCTCGACATGGAAGCTGATTCGCTCACGCTGCTCGAAAAGCAGGTGGCGTGGATCGACGCAAACCGCTATCTGATCGCTCCGGTCAAAGACACCCCCATTCAGAACATTGTTGACGAGATCGTCGGCCAATACCTGCACACCATCTACAAATATCGCACCTTGATGTAAGTCAGGCGTGAGATAAATAAACGGAGGAGGCAGATGCCTGAACCAATTACAACAGCAACTGGCGGTATCACTTTCGTCATCGGTAAGGGCTTGTCGGCTCTTGCCGGACTGATGGGTGGTCTGAGTATCGCTGCCCTCTGGCAACCCCAAAAACTGCGTCGTCATGGCGCGCTTGCGGCTGGCGCAATCATCGGCGGCATGTCTGTCGGTGGCGCTGTCGCGCTCGGCGGCATGCTCGCTAAGTGGCTCGGTCTGGACTACGCCGATCTCGACGTGGTTCTGGGTATCGGATTCTTGGTCGGCGCATGTTCCGTCGGCCTCATCAACCTTTTGGCGAACTTCTTTGACAACCACGAGGGTGACGACATCCTTGAAGTTGCCCAAGAGGTGAACAAGGCGCGTCAGACGCTTACGAAGAAGGCGCCTCGACGCAAGACAACTCGGAAACAGGGAGCGACTCAATGACCGACACATTCATCTTCACCATCGTCCTGATTGCCGACATTGTTGGCTTGCTTGCCATCATGGGGGCGCTATTCCGTCCGCATGTGCAGATGAACTTTCCTGGCTGGCACAAGGCCGGAATGATCGTGATCGCCGTATCGCTGCTCTTTCAGGGCGCCTTCTGCGTAACTGCATTGGCGACAGGCGTGGCGCCAGCACTTTCAGCATTCCCTTGGTGGGCGCTCAAGGACATTGGTTTCGCAACCATCGGCGGTGGCTACGCATGGCACTACTACGGCGAGTTCAAAGATCGTCGCCGCCTGGCGCAAGAGATTGCCGAATCGCTGACCGCTGTTCAGCGGGTGAAAGAGGCTGTTCCAGCTAAGAAGACACCCGTGAAGAAGGCGCCGGCCAAAAAGACCGCTGGCGCCAAGACGGTAGCGGCCAAGACACCACGCCGGAAAGCAGCATGATCAAACTCTTCGACCCAACTCCAATTCTTGTGGAGGTTGCGGTAGTGGTGGCAGTTGTCACTGGTACGTACTTCTACGCACATCACAAAGGCTACACCGAACACGCCGATGAGCTGAGGGTGGAGGTAGCAAAGCGCAACGAACAGGAGCGCATCAAAGAGGAGCAGCACATCGAGGCTATCGGTGCGCTGGCAACCCAACTCGCAAAGGAGAAACAAAATGCGAAAGCTGCGAATGATCAGTATCGTGCCGCTCTTCGTGCTGGCACTGAGCGCATGTACGTCAACGTGCGTCCCGTACAAGCCGGCGGAGATTCCACCCCTGTCGCCGGAGATCGGAACGAAACGCGAGCCGAACTTGACCCCACGACTGCGCAAGAGCTTGTCGGCATCACCAACGACGGCGACGACGCCATCCGGCAATTGAACGCCTGCATTGACGCTTACAACGTCATCCGTGGTAAATAAGTCACCCGTGAATATAATCTAACGACATGATCAACAGTCGAAGCATTTCCGATCTACACCCTGTTGTAGCCAAAAAAGTTCAGAGCTTTATAGACGCCTGCCACGCGCAAGGCATCGACTTGCTTCTGACTAGCACGTTCCGCGACATGGAGTCTCAAGCGGCTCTGTACGCGCAAGGTCGCACCACTCCAGGGAAGATCGTCACCAATGCCAAGCCTGGGCAATCGTTCCACAACTTTCGTGTCGCAGTGGACGTTGTTCCGCTGGTGAATGGCAAACCCGTCTGGGGCACGAGCGGAGAGGACGGCAAGCTCTGGGACAAAGTGGGCGCAATCGGAGAGTCGTGTGGTCTTGAATGGGCAAAACGCTGGAAGTCATTTCCAGAACTCGCCCACTTCCAGTACACCGGCGGTCTGAAACTCGCGGACTTCCAGGCTGGCAAGACAATAGCCACGTAACACCAAAGGAGAAATATGGCGTCCGAAATGTCAGAGTTTATTAAGGTCTACAACGACCATGACACGTACCCAACGATGGCCGATGTAGCCGAAGCACTCGGCATTTCGATCAAGACTGTTCGCAACAAGGCGGGCATGCTTCGCAGCCTTGCCAAGACTGACGCATCGGCTCCGAAGCTGATTTCGCGCACCAGCGTGAACGACAATCCAATGTCTGAGGACTCTTCGAAGTTCATGGAGCATTGGACGCCAGAGGACTGCATCAACGAACTGCTGCGAATCGCGGAGATTGACTCCGAGAAGATCGTCACTCGGAACTACTTCCGCAACCATAGCTCCATTTCTGAGTCCACTTGGAATCGCTACTTCGGCACGTTCGAAGAGTTCAAGCGCCAGGCAGGTATCAAACTCTCGCGCCAGCAGCATGCTCATGAGCGAGCCATCGCCAAGCATGCGTCCGTCGATCACTATCGCCGCATCAACATCGAGCGCCATGACTTCGCCGAGAAATACGTCCGCGAGAACAACAACCGCTTCAAGTCTGTCCTCGTCTGCTCAGACCTCCACGACATTGAAATCGACCTGTTCTACCTGCGCGTCCTGATCGACACGGCCAAGCGAGTGCAGCCTGATGTGATCGTCCTGGCTGGCGACATCTTTGACCTTCCAGAGTTCGGCAAGTACAGCGTTGACCCACGCGAGTGGAACGTGGTGGGGCGCATCAAGTTCGCGCACGAGAAGATTCTTCAGCCGTTGCGCGAGGCATGCCCCAACACCCAGATCGACTTCATCGAAGGCAACCACGAGGCTCGCTTGCTTCGTCAGCTTGCGGACGCAACCCCCGCGCTTCGCGCAGTGCTGTCCGATCTGCATGGGTTCACCGTGTCTAAGCTGCTCGGTTTGGATCGCTACGAGATCAACTACGTTGCGAAGGCCGACCTCGCCGCATTCACCAAGCGCGACTTCGAACGCGAGTTGGCGTCGAACTACAAAATCTACTTCGACACTGTTCTCATCCATCACTTCCCACATGCGCGAAACATGGGTCTGCCTGGCGTGAACGGCCACCATCATCGCCATCAGGTGTGGTCGGAGTTCAACCCGATCTACGGCGCGTATGAATGGCATCAGCTCGGGGCAGGGCATCGCCGCAGCGCAAGCTACTGCGAGGGCGAACGCTGGCACAACGGCTTCGTGATGGTCAACGTGGATACGGAAACCAAAGCGACAAACTTCGATTACGTGAGCGTCACGGACTTCGCGGTGTCGGGTGGCAAGTTCTACTACCGCGAGCCATCTGAGTTGGACACATCGGTGCCAAAGACGCTCACGATTTAGTCGGTCTTATATGGTATGTCAGTGCTGACTGAGGTATATTCCGAATCAGGAATTACTCTCGGAAGGCAACTACCAATGGCACGAACAAAGACCCCTCCCACCAACAACAAGCGCGCCAAGCGCAATCAAAAGGGAGGGGCCTCGCTGTTTCACGGCGACCCCCAAGATCAACAGGATTTCTTCGAGCCACGCCGCATCGAGAAAGTTGATCGCTCCCCAATCGAACCCCTCAACGAGTCCCAACGTCGCTACATCGGAGCCATCAAGAGCTTCGAACTGACGTTCGCCACCGGCCCCGCTGGTACAGGCAAGACTTGGCTCTGTGGCGCACTGGCGGCCCAAGCTCTCGAAGAAGGCATCATCGACCGCATCATCGTCACCCGACCCGCAGTCGAGGCTGGCGAATCCCTGGGCTTTCTGCCTGGCGAGATTGAAGAGAAGTTTGACCCCTACCTCCAACCCTTCCGTGACGTGCTGAACGAGCGTCTTGGCAAGAGCAAGGTCGAGTACCTGCTCAAGACCGGCCGCATCGAAGCTGCTCCACTTGCTTACATGCGCGGTCGCACCTTCAAACGCGCCTTCGTGATCTTGGATGAGGCTCAGAACACCACGCCCAACCAGATGAAGCTGTTCCTGACCCGCATCGGACACGATTGCAAGGTCGTGGTGAACGGCGACACCCGCCAGAAAGACATTCATGGCACCTCGGGTCTGGAAGACGCTCTGAAACGCCTCACTCACATCCCATGCGTGAAGGCAGTGCGCTTCTCTCGCTCGGACGTGGTGCGCTCCGGCTTGGTTCAAGAGATCGTTGAAGCCTACGAGGTCGATGACGGAACGGACGATTAACAACTCAGTTGGTTTTGATAATTCAAATCCACAAAAGTAATAAATCCTCTCTAATCGACGGTAAAAACTTCCTCAAATAGTTATCATTTGCTATTGACCTAAGTAAGTGGAGACTTAAAATATCTCCACTTGAAAGGATTCAAAATGGCAGCAGTTAATGTAGAAGGTGGCGATCCAGTTGCGGGTGTTGTAATGATCAACCCTAGCACTGGAGAGCCGATTAGTAAGTTCGGCCCAGAGTCTTTGTCTCTGGAGTCGGCGCTTATGCTCTTTGCAACAAAAGAGCAAATGAATCAGGCGCTCGCTGAAGCGAGTGCTAAATCTGTTCCTGATTTTGCGCTGTACGCACCTGCGGATTATGGCGGTGCAGAAGTCTATTACTATGGTCAGCCCA